TTCTGCATGGGACTCGACGCCTTCCGACAGGTCCTTCTCGATACCGGTTGGACCACCAGTGCTGCTGCTGTCGAAAAGATCGTGGACATCGTGGCAGAGAGCCTGCTCCTTCACGCCTTTTGGTTCGTCGGCAACGAACTCAAGTTCGCTCAGCGGATCTCTTGGGAGCTACGGGGAGCCAAGTTCCCCGAGAAGTGGTACGCGGACAAGGACTTCGTCGTTGACGACAGCGGGACCGATTACAAAAACTGGATGCGAGCGGTATACTCGATCGGTGAACGCTGGACGAACGAGACAAAGGCATCCAGGATCGAAGCGAACAAGAGAGCGATCGCTTTCGCGAAGTGGCTCGGTGCTCCTCGCGGGTACGGGATCCAGAAGTACGACGCAACCCTATGAACATCGAGCCTGACAGTGTTCGACTGAGACCTATGATAAAGAACAAGACCTTCGAGATGTATCCTTCCGACGAGATCGACATCCGAGTGTCGCACACCGATCGAGATGGAGTGAGCCTCGACATCAGCGCAGCGACGGCGGCGACCTTCACGCTCAAGAAGTCCACCGGATCGGTGGCTTACACGAAGGCGGGAGGAGACATCACTCTTTCTGGCGCTGATGCTGTGGTCGCTATGCCTGCTGGAGCCACTTCTGCTCTCGTCTTGCCCGAGAAAATGTATCGGAAGCTCGCGGTCACGATCGGCGGCAAGACGCAAACGACTGTTAGAGGAGAGATCGAACTCCTGGCGCTATGAGTAAGAATCTCTACGAGAACAAGAATCGCTGGGACCCTTCCGCTGTGAAGTGGTTCGAAGAGCATCGACGCAAGTGGGAGAACGGTGAGATCCGCTTGTCTGACTACATCGTCTCTTGGAAAGAGAAAGTCGATCCCGATGGACAGGTCATCAAAGTCCCGCAGTGGTATCCGGACCCGTTGGATGCGCGTTGCATCTTCGACAAGATGGAGATGTACGATCGCATCGACTACAAGCCCGCGCACCCGTCGTGCAAGTTCCATGCGTCTACGGCGCACTTCAAGTGCTTGTCCGGTGGTTCTCGATACGGCAAAAGCTATGCGGGTGCCATGGAAGTGCTCCCGTTGGTCCTTTCTCCAGGGACGCAAGGCTGGATCGTCGGTCCTGAGTACATCAACACCATCAAGGAGTTCAACTACATCGTCGAATCCAGCGTTGAGCATCCTGTCCTCGGTCCGATCCTCAAGCCATACGTCGAGAAGTTTCACAACCGCCCGGATGCCGGGTCGATGGAGATCGTCTTCAACTGGGGAGCTGGGTATCCGCGTTCCTTCGTGAAGTGCAAGTCGGCTCAGGTCGCTCGATCCGCATCGCTGCTCTCTGAGGAACTCGACTGGATGCTCGTCTGTGAAGCTCCGTTGATCGACGAGTTCACTTTCGAAGAGCGGTTGAGGATGCGGATGGTCAACCGAGACGGGATGATGGTTTTCCCCGCTTCTCCCGCAGGCATGGGGTGGACCAAGCGCTTGTTCGACAAGGGAATCACCGGGGACGACCCGGACTACTTCTCGATCCGCGCCGATTCTCGTGCCAACCCGACCATCGACTTGCACTCGATCGCTCGCTGGACCGAAGACATGGATGACCACGCATGGGATGAGCAGGTCCTGGGAAAGGCTGTCCCCAAGCACGGGCTCGTCTACGACGGGTTTGACCCGGAAGTTCATGTCCGCAGCTTCCGCGCCGATTGGCCCAGAAAAGGCTGGAAACGCTACACGGCCTTCGACTTCGGGTATCAAGATCCCATGGTGTGCCTTTGGGCTGCGAAGGACGAAGACGGGCGGTTCTACATCTATCGAGAGTTCTACCGCAAGAAGCAGTTGCACGACGATCTGGTTCAGTTCTTGGCTCAGGTCGAGGGCTTCGAGTTCAAGAGAGACGGTCGAACGGGCCGAGTTCGCCTCGCTGGACCGCATGGTCAGAAAGAAAAAATCGTTCAGCGCGTGGCAGATTGGGACGCTCAAGGGCGCGCCGAGCTCAAATCGCGAGGGATCAGAACTCGGCGAGCGAAGAAGGAGATCCTTCCCGGCATCGAGACGGTTTCGCACTACCTGAAAGTGCAGCGCGATGGCCGTCCACGCCTGTATATCCACCGATCCTGCAAGAATCTGATTCGCGAGCTGATGGCGTACGAATGGGCCGAAGGGTTCGGTGAAAAGCCGAAAGGCAAGCAGGACGATCACGCTCTCGACTCACTCAGATACCTTTTGCACACTCTCGGGGGGATAAAGAAGCGAGGACTCGGGATGCGGGTTGGGGCTTGACAAACCCCCGTAGCTGTCTGGCAAGATCCCTGAAACCCGTCAAGGGAAGGGGATGACAGAGAAAACGACGCAACCGAGCGAGAAGAAGTCAGCGACCTACAAGCCGATGGCTGCGCATATCAGCGGCATCGGGGCTCGTCCTGTCTTCGACCTCACGTCTCACGAGAAGGCTGCAGAGGTCAACGTCTGGGTCTACGCTTCTGTCTACCGCATCGCAAAGACTCTGGCTTCGATTCGCCCGATGGTCGTCGAAGCTGGGACAGAAGTGGAATCGAAGTCTCCGCAAGCGCGCCGAGTCATCGAGATCCTGCGAAGAGCGAACTCCCATCAGACCTACCAAGCCTTCGCGATCTCGTATTTCATCCACAAGCTGCTCGACGGTGAAGCCTTCATCGAGAAGGGTCGAGACATCGCGGGGCGCACGAACCGGTTCTTCGTGATCCCGCCTGCTGCCATCGACGTATTCCCAGACCCGACAGGCAAGAACCTGTTCGGGGGGTTCAAGGCGAGGATCGGCGAGAAAACGATCTCGTACAAGGCCGACGACATCATTCCGGTCTTGAACTACAACCCAAGGACTCCTTACCGCGGTCTGTCTCCTGTGGCTCCCATCCGCAGAGAGATCGAGGTAGACGTCAACGCTCTGCTCTACAACGCCTCGCTGCTGGAAAACTTCGGCAGGCCCGGTGGTGTCCTCGAGCCCAAGGAAGGAGAGATGTTCGGGGACGACGAGTTCCTCGCCATCGCTCAGAACATCAAGAATCAACTGACCGGTGCCAAAAGCGCCGGCGATCTGCTCATCTTGCCTTCTGGCTTCAACTGGCGATCGGACAACGTATCCAACAGGGACCTCCAGTTCCTCGACGGTCGCCGCTATTCACGAGAAGCCATTTCCGCAGCGTTCGGCGCTGCTCCTACCCACGTCAACAACTTCGACTCTGCCACCTACGCAAACGCGAAGGAACAACAAACAGTCTTTTGGGATCACGTCGGGAAGCCCGAACTCGCCGAGTTCTTCGGGCCGATGACTGAGTTCTGGATTCAACCGGAGATTTCATCCGAGTTGGAACTGGTCCCAGATTTCAAGCAGATTGCGGCTCTGACTGGTGAGCTGGACAAAAGGCGGGAGCAGGCTCGTGCGGATTACCAATCGGGGACTGCAACTTTGAACGAAGCGAGAATCCTGGCGGGGAGAGAGCCCGTCGATGGCGGGGATGTCTTGCTTATGCCGCTTGCGCAGACTCCTGTGGCGGTCGAAGACTTGGGCAGTGTGATCGCCGCAACCGGGGACCAGGGGAATGCGCCACCGGACGGAGTAGCAGCGTCGGCGCGAGTTGAGGTCTTCAAAGCCTCGACTCGCGTTCGTCGCATTTCACGAGCGGCAATCGACCGTTCGCTGAATCGACAGCAACGCAAGTTCGCGACAGCGGTAGAGAAAGTGATGGAGGCGCAAAGCGAACGACTGGCTCGGCGAGTTCGAGACTTCGGCGCTCCGATTGCAAACTTGGACGGTATCTTCTCCACGGAAGGAGAGATCGCTGAAGCCATGCGCGTCTTGACTCCTGCGATGGTGAAGATCATCAAGGCGGGCGCTGACGAAACCATCGCGAGGTTCGGGTTCGAGAAGCACGGTGAAATCTACACCGTCAAAGATGATTCCCCGTTCACGACCAACCCATCGTTGGGGACGAACTTCAACTTGGGAAACCCGAAGATCATCCAGCACATCGAGCAGTTCTTCACTCGTCGGATTCGGAACATCACAGAACGGACTCGAGAAGGTGTCGTGAAAGCGATTCAAGAAGGACTCGACGAAGGTGAAAGCCCGATGGAGCTGGCTTCCCGAATCGAAAAGCTGCCGATGTTCAACACGGCCAGGGCTTTGAAAATCGCTCAGACGGAAGTGGTCGGGGCCTACAACCTCGGCGGCCACGAGGCTTTCAAAGAAGCTGGAACTCCAAGGAAGTCCTGGCTATCGTCCGCAGACGAACTCACGCGAGAGAGTCATCTGGACGCTGAAACGCGATACGCGAAAGACCCGATTCGGATAGACGAGGATTTCCTTCTTGTCGACAACGAAAAGGGCACCGAGACAGAGCTTCGATTCCCGGGTGATCCGAGCGGTGCGCCGCACGAAACGATCAACTGTCGTTGTTCGCTACTCCCAGAGAGCGATGAAAAGGCATTCTACTTCGGGCTACGGTGCGCGGAGGAGCTTGCAAGGGTGGAGACATGAGCAAGAAACTGAGTATCCCAACCGAGATCAAATCGAACTCGTACGACGCGGAAACGCGGAGCTTCGAGGCGGTGCTCTCCGATGAAAGAGTGGATCGAGACGGAGAGATCATCCGGCAGAAGGCGTGGGTCGAGAACATCGACACCTTTATGAAGAACCCGCAGATGCTGTATTCTCACAATCCGTTCATCCCGCCGATCGGTCGTTGGGAAGATTTGGAGATCGGGAAGAACGGCGGGCCAACCGTTGCCAAGGGAGTGTTTCGCCCAGAAGGCGACGACCCCCTCACCGACAACGTGGCGAAGGCTGTCGCGACCGGGTTCCTGACGACGGTATCCGTAGGGTTCAGGTCCCTCAAGCGCAAGCCTCCCGAGCGAGACGAGGAAGGTCGTCAGGTCGCTCCAGGGGAAATCCTGAAAGCGGAGCTGCTCGAAGCGTCCTTGGTGAACATCCCGTCCAATGTCGGGGCTGCTGTTCGCATGGCGAAGGCGCTTGCGATCAACGAGTTCGTCGAGGGCAGAACCAAGACGATCTATTCGGCTCCGACCGATCTGGAAGTCATCAAACGAGCGGGCGTTCTTCTCGACGAGTTCGGGAAACAGATGCTCGCAGGTAAGAGTCTAGATGCTGAGACGATCTCGGCTCTAGAGGATCTACGAGTGCGAGTCGTGAGTCTCGCCTCGACACGTGGCGACGACGAAGGGAAGACGAAGGCGGCACTGCAAGACCTCCGCGACCTGATTCGTAGCATTTAGCAACTCGGGGAAACCCGGAGGGAAAACCAATGACCGAAGAGCTTTTGACCCTAGTTGGGGAGACGAAGGCGGCTGTCGAAGAGGTGAAGAAGAACTTCGCCGAGAAGAGCAGTGTCGCCGAGATGAAGGAACGACTGGACAAGATCCAGGTGGACTTCGAGGAGATTCACAAGCAACTCCAGGAATCCGCCGAGCGCAGATCGACCGAAGACATCTTGGATGTCGATGTCGATCTCGATGTCGCCAAGAACCTGTACATGCTCGGAGCCAAGAGCCTGACTCCGAAGAACGAGCAGAACGGCGAAGGTGAGTACGTCTGTCGCGTCTACCAGGACGACCCCGTGTCTGGGCAAGTCTTGCCCGACGTGGTGGACATGAACGTTCAGCGGGCTCTGCACCTGGGTGACACGGTATACATCGCCGATCGTCTCCTGGCAGCTTCCAAGGGAATCACCTACGAGCACGAAAAGGCTCGTCATGGTCAGAAAGAAACCTTCTGCAAGTACTTCCCAGAGCTCGGCGCTCGATGGGATCGACTCCAGGAGTCGTTCTCTCGCGTCGCGAAGACCCTCGACTCGACGACTTCGACGGGTGCGGACGAGTGGGTGCCGACTGGCACAAGCTCGAACCTCCTCGACGAGGTGCGTCTCCAGACGCCCGAGGTCAATCTCTTTCCGACCTTCAATCAGCCGACCAACCCGTTCGACTGGCCTCTCTTGACCGGGATCGGCCAGGGCTACATCCGTTCGGAAGGCACCGCCCCGAGCGCGGGTGAGCTGACTTCGGCGAAGGTGTCCTTCGCTGCCAAGGAGTTCGCGAACCTCCAGAAGTTCACGAACATCCTCTCGGAAGACTCGATCATCGCAATCGCTCCCGTGGTTCGGCAGAACATGATCCGCAGCCTCGCCGAATCGCTGACGATGGCGATGGTGAACGGTGACACGGATGCCGCGAACCACTTCGACGACGACTATGACAGTGCGACGCTCGGAGCCTCGAACTTCCCGCAGCACGGATTCGATGGCATGTTCCAGTACTGTTTGGATCAGGCAGTCGCCGGGGATCGTTCGGACTACGACTGCTCCGCGGGCACGTTGACCTCGACGAAGATCGCCGCAGCGATGACCCTCATGGGCAAGTACGGCGCTGGCCGCCTCAACGAGATCGCTCTCGTGGTCGGCCCGATGCGGTGGTTCGACCTCCTCGTGGACACCAAGCTGGTGACGCAGGACGTCTACGGACCCAAGGCGACGATTCTCTCCGGCGAGGTCGGAAGAGTCTTCGGTGTCCCGGTCATGATCTCGCATGCCGTCGGGCAGCGTGAAGCCGCAGTGCACACCACAGGCGTGAACACGGACGCGCAAGCGAACACGAGTTCTCGCGCCCTTCTCGTCAATCGCACGCGTTGGCGTTTGGGTGATCGCAGGACCACTTTGTTCGAGCAGGACAAGAACATCGAGTCGGGCGTGACTTCCATGATCGCGACCTCTCGTTGGTCCTTCAACATGGCCGAGAACGCAGGCGGCGCGACGACCCCGATCTTGACGCCTCACACTCTGGCGCTCATCAACATCATCTAGGCACTCGGAGTCCTTCGGGGCTCCCTGCTTACAATCGCACTTGTTGCCCCGTGGGCGCGGCGAAGGTCATAACGGGGCACTTTTCCACGACCGCAAGCAAAGGAACGAACATGCTACTCAGAAACGTATCGAAGGGAGCGAACTGGAAAGCTCTCGCAAAGAGGCCCGAGTTGACTCATGTCGACGGACTCGTTTTCGAGTGTTCCGACGAGATCGGTGAAGTCTTGCTCTCCGAAGAACCGGGATGTTGGGAGAAGGTCGATGCGGTCGCTCCCGATGTCGCTCCCGATGTTCCGGAAGAGCCTGCTTTGCCTCAAGCGGAAGAAGACATCGACGACGAAGAGGACGAGGAGGAAGACGAGGACTAACGCATGGCGCTCTTCTCCACAACCGAGTTCAAGACGCACTACGGCATCACGGTCACGACCTACGATGCCTTCATTGCTACCCTTGCGACTTCGATCACGGCATCGGTGAAGAGGTACCTGCGACGCAATCTCGAAGGCGTGTCTTATCAGGAGATCACTTCCGGCAACGGCAGGAAGACTCTCTCGGTAAGGCATCCTCCTATCCGATCCGCGGCTCCCACTGTCTACATCTCATCCGATCAGACGTGGGA